TGCAGCTGCAGGTGGAGAAGTTGGCGATCCAACTGTTGGTGGTGGCGGCGGAGTTCCCGACGCAATGCAAAACACACCAATGCCCAAAGATCCAAAAGCACCAGAAATGCCCCCTGGTGGAGAGATCTAAATAAAACTGTAGATTATTTGCCTTTACCATGCCTGCTATGGACGACCTTATGAATTTGCTTGTGCAAGATGATCCTTCATCTGCACAAATCAGTGATCAAATCAAAGATATTCTTTTCTCGAAAAGCGCAGAAAAGATCGAAGCAATCAGACCAACTGTTGCAGCATCAATTTTTGTAGATGATTCTGTAGATCTTGATGAACCTGAAGAGGTTTCTGCTGAGTTTGAATCTGATGTTGATTTTGACGGCGAAGCCGAAGAAGAATAAATAACTAGATAAGAATATTGTTATCTGAATAATGGCTGCCCTAAAACCAGTTGGTGTAAATACCACACTTTCAACCAGCGGAACCGCTACAACATCGATTGCGATTGCACAACAATCAGATGCAATTCGTGTTGCATGTGAAGGTGCTGGTGTGCACGTTAAAGTTGGAGGAGATCCAGTTGCAACGTCACTTGATTATTATGTGACAACGGGTGAACCCGAGACAATTAGTATCGGACCCGTTCAATCACAGAGAGTTGTGGGAATCACCACTGGTGCAACAACAACCATTGACTTCCCAGAAGGAACTGGTTGTCCTTTTGCAACTGGCGAATATGTTTCGTTGACAGTTGATGGTCAAAGCACTTTTGACTTCTCACACAAAGAGATCACATCAATTGACAACACCTCCAATGTTGGTGGATATTACAACACAAGATGCGTCGTCAATCACGACTCATCTGCTGTAACTGCAACATTCAATGGGCAATCGGCAACTTTGAGAAAATCAATCAAAGTTTCCGTGGTAACAAATTCTGGAACAGGCACAGCCTTTATTCAACAAGTTCAAGATTCCTGAGGCACCATGAAACTAATCAGAGAAGAAATCGAATCGGTCGATTTTATCGTTGAAGAAAAGAACGGTAAAAAGTCCATGTTCATCGAAGGCATCTTCCTGCAGGGTGACCTCAAGAACAGAAATGGCAGAATGTATCCAATGGAAACTCTGAGAAGAGAAGTCCAAAGATACGCTGAGAGCAACATCCAAACAGGTAGAGCACTTGGTGAACTCGGTCACCCCGATGGTCCAACTGTCAACCTTGACCGCGTTTCGCACAAGATCGTTTCTCTGACAGAGAACGGTTCTAACTTCATTGGTAAGGCAAAAATCCTGAACACCCCCATGGGTAACATCGCTAAGAATCTTATCGATGAGGGTGTGAAACTTGGAGTTTCTTCAAGAGGAATTGGTTCACTGAGACCAACTCGTGAAGGCGTCAACATTGTTGGCGATGACTTCATGCTTTCAACTGCTGCTGACATTGTAGCAGATCCTTCCGCTCCTGATGCTTTTGTTGAAGGCATCATGGAAGGTAAGGAGTGGGTTTGGGACGGAGGAATTCTCCGCGAACAACTCGCACAAAAAACTTACAAACAAATCAACACTCTGGTCTCACAGAGACAGCTTGACGAGAAGAAGTTGGATCTTTTTAACAACTTCCTCAACAATCTGTAAAACGAGAATTCATAAATAAATACAGATTAAGTAATAGGTTAATCGGAGAGTTCAAATGTCTCGCGGAGATTTACAAGAAATGGAGCAATCCAAAACTGCTGTGAACGCAAATGCCAAGCCTGCAGAGGCACAAGGCAAGTTGTCCAATCCTGGTGAGGGACTTTCAGCTTCTTATGAAGATCTGGGTGGTCCTACCCCTGAAAATTACAGCCCCACCAACGACTCAGCAAAACTGAGAGAGCCTAAGATCAAGACCGTTCACGATGTTGTGAACAAGAACGCTAAGTCAGTCGCTAAAGAAGAGACTGAAGAAGAAGTTCTGGAAGATCAAAAGGTTGTTGCAGAAGAGCAAGTCGAAGAAGAGCAATCTGAGTTTGACATCGAAGAAGATGTTAACGCTCTCCTGGGCGGCGAAGATCTCTCCGAAGAGTTCAAAGAGAAAGCAAAGGTTGTCTTTGAAGCTGCTCTGAACTCAAAAGCACTCGAAATCGAAGAAGCACTGACTGCTCAGTACGAGCAGGCACTGGCTGAGGAAGTCGAAGCAATGAAGACTTCCCTGGTTGAGCGAGTTGACGCTTATCTTGAGTACGTCTGCGAAGAGTGGATGTCCGAGAACGAACTCGCTATCGAGCATGGTCTCAAGACTGAAATGACTGAATCCTTCCTGTCTGGCATGAAGGGTCTTTTTGAAGAACATTATGTAACAATCCCTGAAGATAAATATGATGTTCTTGAGAGCATGGTAGAAAAACTTGATGAAATGGAAGAAAAACTCAACGAGCAGATTGAGAAGAACATCGGTTTGAACAAGCGTCTTGCTGAATCAACCGCTGATTCTATCCTCGATGAGATTTCTGAGGGTCTTGCACTGTCTCAGAAAGAGAAGCTCGCTTCACTTGCCGAAAGTGTTGAGTTTGAAAGTGAAGACGAATATCGTGAAAAGCTGGAAACTCTGAAGGAGTCATACTTCTCCAGAACTCCTGCTGCTAAGTCTGAAGCACCACAAACTCTTTCTGAGGGTGTAGACACAACTGAGGCTCCTGTGAGCAACAGCATGGATGCATATCTCAGATCCCTGGGCGCATTCAGAAAGAACTGAATTTAACATTAATTCAAACAAACATCTTTTTTAACGAGGTAAAAGCAAATGTTCCAATCAGAACATCTGCAGGAAAAGTGGAGTCCACTTCTCGACTATGAGGGCCTTGATCCCATCAAGGATTCCCACAGAAGAGCTGTAACCGCAGTCCTGCTGGAAAACCAAGAAAAGTTCCTCCGCGAGGAGCAAGCATTTAACTCAGGTATCAACCTGATGGAAACCCCCACCAACGCTGCTAACGCAGCTGGTGCTTCAGGTGGCTTCGGTGCTGACGCAACCGCCGCTGGCCCTGTCGCTGGTTTCGACCCCGTTCTGATCTCTCTGATCAGACGCGCAATGCCTAACCTGGTCGCATATGACCTGGCTGGCGTTCAACCAATGAGCGGTCCTACTGGACTGATCTTCGCAATGCGCTCCCGTTACAGCACTCAGTCTGGTTCTGAGGCACTGTTCAACGAGGCAGATACCGCATTCTCTGGTCAGGACGACGGATTCGACCTCACCGCTGGATTCACCGACGTTAACGCTGGTCTGGGTACAACTTCACAGACTGGTACTAACCCCTCGCTGCTGAACCCTGTCGGTACTGCAACCTCGACCTCCTATGATGTTGGTCAAGGAATGGTTACAGGCGATGCTGAGAACCTCGGCAACGGCACTGGCAACCAGTTCAACGAGATGGCCTTCTCGATCGAGAAAGTCACCGTTACCGCTAAGTCAAGAGCTCTGAAGGCTGAGTACTCACTGGAACTCGCTCAGGACCTCAAGGCAATCCACGGTCTGAACGCTGAAGCAGAACTTGCTAACATCCTTTCGACTGAGATCCTCGCAGAAATCAACCGCGAAGTTATCAGAACCATCTACAAGGTTGCTGAGCAAGGCGCTGTTTCTAACACCGCAACCGCTGGTGTATTCGACCTCGACATCGACTCAAACGGTCGCTGGAGTGTTGAGAAGTTCAAGGGTCTCCTGTTCCAAATCGAGCGCGACGCTAACGCAATCGCACAAAGAACTCGTAGAGGAAAGGGCAACATGATCCTCTGCTCTGCTGACGTTGCTTCGGCACTGACAATGGCAGGCATCCTGGATTACACCCCTGCTCTGAACGCAAACCTGAACGTTGACGACACTGGCAACACCTTTGCTGGAACCATCAACGGTAAGTTCCGCGTCTACATCGACCCATATGCTGCTAACCTGGCTGCTGCTAACACTGCATCCAACTCAGGTAACCAGTACTACGTCGTTGGTTATAAGGGTTCTTCACCTTATGACGCTGGTCTCTTCTACTGCCCTTACGTTCCCCTGCAAATGGTTCGTGCCGTGGGTGAGGACACCTTCCAGCCCAAGATTGGCTTCAAGACCCGTTATGGTCTGGTTGCTAACCCATTCGCTGAAGGATCAACCCAAGGCCTGGGTCGCCTGCGCGTTAACTCCAACCGCTACTATCGTCGCGTTGCTGTTAAGAACCTCATGTGATCAATTCTCACAAGAGATTTCAAGAGGACCTTCGGGTCCTCTTTTTTTATGTTTCTAAATAAATGAAACGATTATGCCAGAAGAAGAACCACTTTACTCAATGCACATTGACATTGAAGATGTAAAACTTCTCCATAAATCTGTTTGTTTTTATTTGAAGAATTGGCCTGGTTATCCCGAATGTCCAATTGGGGAGCAACAACATTTGATCGAAATGAAGGAATACCTTTATCGTGCCATTCTTGAGGATATGTACAATAAATAACATCACTCACTTCTGATGTCATGAAGTACATAAAATGGTTCGCTGGAAGTGTTGGTGTAATCATTGCAGTGGCACACATCGGAGTGATTGGACACCTCATCAAAAAAGAACCAATTCAAATTAATTATCCTCCAGCTGGAGATTACACATCATATTCAATCACTGTAAACCCAGACGGAAGTTACACGATTGATTACAAGGGACATGATCCCACTGTTTTGGATAACAAGACTTACACCGATCAATCCAATGGTGTTTTTGGAATTGGTGGAAGATCAACCACAACTGTTGAAAGACAACACATTCCCAACGGAACCTCACAACCACAGGAGGTTGATTCTGAGGGAAAGCCGATTGCGAGGTCCGAAGAGTGCATCAAGGCGGAAGGTGGCGGAGAGAATGCAGGTAGGTTAGTTGGTGCAAGCATTGGAGCATCAATCGCACCATCAATTGCAGGGATTCCTTACATCGGATGGCTCGCAGCAGGTTGGGCAGTAATGTTGGGACAGGACATGGGTTCCAATATTGGTGGTAATGTTGCCACTCAGATTAAAG